AGCTTTCTTTCTTTAGCCGGTCAAAGGAATGGCCTCGCAAACTTTTCATCAAGTATGCGAAGTTCATGACGGCGTGGCCAATGGCACGCTATCTCCATAACCCACTTCCTGAGATACCAGAGGGTTTCTCAGGCTCGCCTCTTGTCTTTGGAGGAGTCATCAAACGGATTCTAAAGAACCGTTTGATCTCTTTCAATGACAAGAATACGAGACTTTGGGCGGGTTATTTGCAAGGCATAAAGCGCGGTGCTGCACCAGCGTCTCCGGATTTTGTGAAGGAGACGATGTTAAAGCATCGCAAGGCTTTAGGGTCGCCCTCAAAGGCGACTGCTGAGGAGCAAGAGAAGTATAAGCCCTACTTCGAGCGTTTCTTTCGGAAGTTTAAACCTTCGAAGGCACGCCTGTTTGAGGCTTCTACTTCTGCATCCTTCGAGTCTAAGCGATCAGAAGGTGGGGCGCGTTCGTACATACGCGAGGAGTTTGCCGGTCCTTTTGGATCTGACGATCTCCTGGCTATGGTTGAGACGCGTCCTGGTCATGTCGAGGAAGTCAAGGGTCTGGCTATGCCAGATTTCTTTGAGGTTCTCGAGATGGCCAAGAACTCACCCACTGATGTCATGGTGTCAGCTGTGCTCGAACCTCTCAAAGTTCGACTGATATCTAAAGGCAATTCCCTTAGATATTGGGTTGGGCGTTTCTACCAGAAGGAGCTCTGGGGGTACCTGCAAAGGTTCCCCCAGTTCTCCCTTACTGGCCGACCGCTCAGTCCCTCTGACTTTCATGACCTTCTCTCTCGAGAGAAGAAGCTTAAGCTCGATTTCACCGACTGGGTCAGTGGCGACTACTCTGCCGCTACCGACAACCTCGATATTGCCTATACCAAGATGGCATTCGAGGAGTCTTTGGACCATGCCTCCTACTACTCTCAAGACACGTTGGACGTGCTCCGTTCTGTCCTTTATGAACAGACGATCCACTATCCTTCTGCCATGAATGTAGCTGGGGACCTTGATCCTATCTCCCAGAGCACGGGACAGTTGATGGGTTCGATTCTTTCGTTCCCGATCCTCTGCACCGTGAATCTCGTAGCTTACTGGAGGGCTTTAGAAGAGTTTACCGGTCGCCGGATTAATTTGGAACAGTTACCTGTCCTAGTTAATGGCGACGATATTCTCTTTAGAACCTCCCCGGCCTTCTACGAGCTCTGGAAGCGACATATCAGTCTGGTGGGATTCTCTCTCTCCTTGGGGAAGAATTACGTCCACCCCCAGATACTCTGTATTAACTCTCAGATGTACCGTTATGTAGAAAAGCCTGGGAAGTTTATCTTCCTGGGTTACTACAATACGGGACTTCTGACGGGTCAGTCCAAAGTTACTGGTCGTGAACAAGCTCGTTTAGCACCTGTCTGGGCGCTACACAACGAGGTTGTTGCTGGAGCGGTGAACCCTTTGCGGGCTCATCGTCGTTTCGTCCATTATCATAGACGGAACATCGAGGCTGTCTCTCAGATGGGACCCAGTACTACCTTTAACCTATTCCTACCATTTCAACGTGGTGGGTTGGGATTTGAGGAAGTGCCGGGTCTCCATCCGAGGATTACCTCGTTCCAGCGCCGTTTTGCTTCTCTTTTAGAGAAAGAACTTGCTGCTCAGATGGAAGACGGGCTTTTACCGACTGATGGCCTACTGGGTCTCGTTTCTAAACGACCCCCAACAGGTCTTTTGCCGTTGAAGCACCATCCATCCTTGCGTTTGGATCCTTTGACCGGTCCTCTGGAAAGGGGCGTTGTTGATTATACCCCGAGAGTTTATACTCCCCCTGCTCTATCGCAACAGATGGACCCTGAAAGACCCGAATTCATGGTAAGATTTCCTAAGAAGTCTCTCATGAAACGGTTCCGCCAGAGTACACTGCGGCGTATGAGCACGAAGGAGATAAGCTCTTGGCCATTTCGGCTAACAGAACGCGCTCTGGATCTTAAAGTTCTCCTCGACAATGTGGTCGAGGAGCCCTTCGATCTAGATCGCCTTCTGCGAGCCTCGGAGTGTCCGTGAGGCCTCCGGGAGTGTAGCTGACTCCTAAAATGGTAAGCTGGGGTTCTAGACCTTATCACCCAAAACGGTGGTGACTCCGCATTGAGTTACCTCAATACTTCCGTGCTAAATCGGTGACATTCTTGATGTTATCGTAAATGCCGACAGACTACACGGGTGAGTCAGATGATCCACAGAAATGTGGTGATGCGATAGTCTAGGATGTATAGTCGCAGGTTTCATGACCTGGTATCCCATACAATCATGAACAACAACGCCAAGAAGAAAGCATCCGGCAAAGCCGGTGCTAAGAGCAAGCTTACGATGGCCCCTGTCGCGATGTCTCGGTCTGTGAAGATCGGGATGCCGGACGTTTCGGGTTCACCGTATTCTGGGGATGGTCGGGTTCGTATCCGACACCGGGAATATGTCCAGGATATCTTGGGTTCTGTTAACTTCGGAGTAACGACTTTGTCGATTAATCCGGGGCTCAGTACCCTGTTTACCTGGCTGGCACCAATCACGACCCAATTTGAGTCGTACCTGTTCCGTAACCTCTCCTTTGAGTTTGAGACTCAGAAGGGAGCAAACGTGGCAGGCACGATCATGATGGCTGTCGATTTTGACGCCAGTGACCCCGCTCCTGTAAATAAGCAACAGCTTATGAGTTATCATGACTCAGTTCGCTCTGCTATCTGGAATGAGTGTAAGTTTACTTCCTCACTCCAGGATCTACAGAAGTTTGGGATCCAACGTTATCTCCGGTATGGTGCTCTTGCCGCCAATCAGGACGTTAAGACCTTCGACATTGGTAATCTCCATGTAGCCACTCAAGGCTGCGCGGATACTACCGCTATCGGGGAACTTTACGTCGTGTATGACGTCGAGCTCATCACTCCTCAGACTGATGCAGCTGCCTTTGGAAATATGAACTCCGTCAAGATTGTCGGAGCTGGCACTGTGAACCTCACAAACGTATATGGAACGGTCTCTGGTACTATTACCGGAGGTCTCCCATGTACGGCGGTCGGCGGTACTCTCACCTTTGATAAGGTGGGTCAGTATCTCCTCCTGTGTGACGTTACTGGTACCGTTATTATTTCCGGGGCAACTGTTACAGGCACGGGTACTTGTACTAGTATCGGTGGGGCGATCAATAATGGCCAGACTAACCTCGTCTACTACTACATTGTTAGAATTAACAATGTTGGAGAGACCGTCATTCTGGACTATACTGGTCACGCAACCACCGTTACTGCGTCTAGTACGCGTGTAACTGCCTACCCTTACGCATTGGCTTAAGTGTTACCATGGCTGGTAACCTGTCTTCCTCTGTTATGGTCCAAGAAGATCGTAGTTAGGTGAATCGGTATCCAATCCGACACAATCCTACGCAACGTCTTGGGATCCCCATGACAGTAACAGGTCACCATGGTGACATTTCTGCCGGTGGTCCTCCTCCTCCCG